AGTGCCTCCGATCCATTGTATAAATCCACAAATTGATTGTATAAACCAACCACAACGGGCAACACTTCACTCCAATTTTTGTATATGATAAAAGCAACACCCGCAATAGCAGCTGCAACCAATCCAACAGGTGAAAGCAACGCTCCCATCAATGTCGTAAGTGTGCCAATCAATGTGATTATTGTTGGCAATACAATTGCGAATGCACCCAATCCCAAAATGAGTTTTTGAGTGCCTTCATCTAAATCAAAAAATGCTTTGAATACTTTTTGAATTACAGTTGAAACTTGTTGGAATATTGGCAAAAATCCAGTGAGTAAAGTTGCGCCAAGTTGTGCGAATGATTCCTTTGATGAATTCATTGCCTTGCGCAATCTAAATTCAGCGGATTGAGCGGTTTCATCAAATGCGGTTTGTGTCATCCCCGCAGTATTATTCATATTCTCAAAAATCGTGCGAGTTGAATCCATACTTTTTCCCGTAAGATCAAGCACCCCACGCAATGCACGAACACTACCAAACGCAAGTTCAAATGCACCTGCATTTTGCTCCGATGCATCCCTTAATGTATTCATAACGGATAACAATCCTTCATCCTTGATTTGCTGCCTTAATCCCGCACTGCTCAATCCAAGCAATTCCATATTGTCCGCAGCGGTTTTTGTTGGCTTCATAATACCAAGCATAATGGCATTCAATTGCGTTGCTGCTTCACTTGCGTTTGTTCCCGTTCTACTCATTGCAGCGAATGCAGCACCAACTTCGTGGAATTGCACACCCATATTTGATGCCATTGGTAACACCGCACCCATTGCACCAGCCAAATCCTCTGATGATAATTTACCTTCACGCACCGCAGCGGTCAATACATCCGTTGCGTTTGCTGCTCCAAGTGTGTCCGATCCGTATGCATTCATTGCGGAGGTTGCCAAATCTGCAATCGTTGCAGTTTCACCCAACCCAACTGCGGATGCTTTCAATGATGCCTCCAATGTTTGCATTGCCTCATCACCACGCAATCCCGCAGATGTTATGAAAAACAATGCTTCAGCTGCCTTTGATGATGAAACACCAAATTCCTTTGCCATTGTTTTAGCGGTTGCACCCATACGATCAACCTCATCACCTGCAATTCCCACAAGCGATTTGATCTTTGTCATTGACTTATCGAAATCCGTTGCCATTTTGATTGCAGCACCACCCGCCAATGCCAATGGCAATGCTAATCTTGTTTGAAGTGATTTGCCAACTGCGGTTGTGCTTTTACCAAATGATTTCAACCGCCCTGATGCGGTTTTGAGTGTTGCATTCAGTTTCGATGCATCACCCAATAAAGTAACTTTCAATTGATTATTTGCCATCCGTAGAATTTAGATGTAAAAATACAAAAATCCTACATCTTTAATTTTTTATCAAATGTCGCTGATTTGACTTTGTCTAAAAATGAATTGTATTTGTCCTTTGTGGATTTTGGTCGATTCTTTTCCATTTTGGAATATATATCTTGAGGCAATGAAAACAACTTTTCAGGATCAATCATTTGTGAACGTTTTTGAGCATTCACATTGTACACCATTGCTGCCAAATATCGGATGCGTTCCCACTCCTTATTGTTGGCAATGTAATATGATTCACCCAAAAGGTGATTTTCCTTCCAAGTGTGTTTCCAAAATTTATCAGGATCAATCCCTACTTGACCGATGAAATAATCCATCAAATCATCCCAAGTGAGTTTTTCGGGAGTTAGGGTTTCGTTTTTTTTTCTGTTGATTTCACAACATTGCGCTTCACACCTTGATTCAAATCATTGCCAAGCACTCTGGATTCCATCATTGCATTCACAATGTCCTCAAGTTTTTCCGCCTCCAAATCCTCAAGCCAAACCCCAACTTTGAATTCATTGTAGTCAATTTCATTTCCCTCCTCTTGATCATTTGCAAGTATTGCGGAATAAATAAGCGCACGAATTGTGCCAAGTGAAATTCCATCACCAAATATGTCACCAATCTTGTCAAGCGAAATGCCCAATGTATCAGTGAAGTTTGCCCAAAAGTTCATTGAAAAATGCAACTTGCGCATTTTCCCGCCAAGTTTAATGGAGTAGTATCCCCGTTGTTTGTTTGCCATAGTAAAAAAATAAAAAGCGCAATCCCCTCAAATTGCGCTCAATTCATAATATTTTATCCGTCTGATGCAGCAATTTGCCCAGTCAATGTGATTGATCCTGAATAAGAAACTGGTGATTCCATTTCCGCACTTTGCTCAAGTGATGAAAGGAAACCCTCCGCAGTGAAAATACGATCACCTGTTGTTTCAGTTCCAAACACAACAGTCAATTGTGTACGTGCCAAAAGGAAATCAGCAAGTTCAGTTACGTTTGATGTATCATCATAAGTGACTAATCCATCAAATGAAACTTCACCGCTCATAACTCCTGCTATCACTTCCTGAAAGCCATTGGAATCCTTTGAAGTTGCCTCTGGGAGGTCAGTTGATAATGTTAATGAGCAAGATGTTGTATGCCCAAGATTTGTTCCTTCTACTGAAAGCAAAAGGTTTGTTCCGTTAAATACACCCGTTGTTGGCATAGCTTATAATTTTTTAATTCTATACAAATATACTATATTTTTTTAATTCAATGTCATCAATCCAGTGAGTGAAATTCCAACTGAATATGAAACCGAGTTTTCCATTTCTGCAATTTGCTCAACGGATTCAATATATCCCTCACCATTAAAAATATACAATGAACTTGTGGAATCCTCAAAATAGAATTCCGCCTTTTGTTTTGTGAGCATCATTGTTGCCAATTCGTTGAAGTTTAATGTATCACCATAATCAACCAAACCATCAACTGCAATTTCACCTGATCGCACACCTGCAATCACTTCACGAAAACCATTGGAATCCTTTGAAGTGGATTCGGGCAAATCAACGCTCAATGAAACCGTTGTTGATGTGGAATGCCCAAGTACAATTTTTTCATCCTCAAACGCATCACGCACACAATTCAATGATTCAAGAGTGCCACCATCATTCAAAACCCGCCCTTGAAATTGGGCAACCTTTGGATCGATATCACTCTTGTACAAAAGAAAATTTGTACCATTGATAACTCCCATTTTTTTTATATATAATCAATCCCAAAAAAGGAATGAACTCCATTGTCATTTAATGTGATTTCGTATTGCTCCCAATCCTCTGGTTGCGCTTCAATACCCTGCCAAAGCACATCAACGGAAAAGTTTTCCGCCAAAACTGCATCGGTTTCGATATTACCCTCATCATCATAAACTGGTTGCTCCACGATTGGATGATATAATTTCACAATCACGTGCTTGTGATCAGGATGTGTTTCATCCAATTCCTCATCATATTGTGATGGCAATGCATCAATCAATGAATCCGCAGTTGCTTCATCAGGAAATTCATATTTTTTAAATATATGGCTCATTTTTTAAAATTTAAATTGTTGTTAGTGTTGCAAGTTCGGAATCTGAAAGTGCTTCATTGTATATTTTTGTTGCAATAATTTCACCCTCAAAATGGCTTGATGTATTTGACCTATTGGAAAAATTCAATCTATTCATTCCCGTTGGCACACTTGCAAATGTGTCAGTTCCCACATTCGTTCCATTTATAAAAATCTTATATTCATTTGTCTTAAACGAAACTGCAATCTTATTGCGTTGATTAAAAGTTAAATTATCATATTGACTAACACCACCACTTGAATATGTTCTGACTTGTGTTCCGTTAGTTTGAAAAATAAATATTATTTTTTGTGCATCTGAACCATTGCTTATTCCAATAGTAGTGTTTGAAGTTGGAATAAAAGGATTCAAATCAAGAAAAAATGTGCCTTCTGTTAAATCAAATATATATTGATTCCCACCATTGAAAACCTCATCTTTTACCCTCGTAACCGCACCGCCTGATGTTGGGATGTAGCTTGTTGGATAGCTTCCTGCTTCTATCTGCGCACCCCAAACATAATAATTATCCCCTGATGAATAACTACCGCTAAAATAAATCGAAAACTGTAAATTTGTTCCATTTGATGTAAAATTAAAAGAAACTCTATACCAGTCATTTGGGTATTCTTCTATTTTTTTATTTGTTGCATTTTGACTTGAAACCTCTGTGCCGTCTGATAAATCTACAATTATATTTGCCCCTGCAAAACCTTCTTGTATTTGCAAGATATTGTGCGTACCTGCCTTTACAAACACTGAAAAATTATGTGTAGCATTTGATGAAGTCGTAGAAAATCCCTTAAACACAACCGCAGTTCCTGATGTGGTTGCTTGTACTTTTGCGCCCTCATTTGTTCCATTTGGAGCAATAGCATCATTGTTTGTAGTTGATACACCATTAAGCGTATAACCTGTGAGCGAATTATTAGGGGAAACAAAATTTGTCCTTTGTGGCTCAAGCAATAAACCACCTTTTGTGTTGTTTAAAAAATCAACTCGTGGCTCATTGGATGCAGCGTATTGCACCAATCCATTGCGCCCTAAATAAGTTCCGCCCGAAATCCTATCAACTCGAAATGGCAAACTTTTAAAATTGCCACCCTCATCGTTATATGCCAACAAACTTTTTTGTTTCGTTGCCCAGATATCATTGCCTAATTTTAATTTTGGATCTGCCATTTTTATTGTATTGTATATTGTTGCCCTGTTGCCATTTCTGCAAATGCATTATAAGAAGTAACATCAACCATTTCCGCATCTGTGAGTGCCTTGTTCCACACGAATAATTCATCAGCGGGATTTCTTAAATTTGTATCACCTGCAATTGATCGTGTGCCAATGTTCACACAATCGTATGAATAATCTATATCAGTGCCACCGCTTAAATTTAAAACTTCCAATCCATCAACATAAACTTTTGCAGATGTATTGCTTGTGAATTTTATTGCAATTTTTTTAATATCACCAATTTGTGTTGTGTAGGAAATGTAATCCAAATCCTCACCCCCTGAATCCCTTCTCCTCAATAATAATTGCGATGATGAATTGAACGTAAGCATTAAATATCTTGATCCATATCCATTTTGATAAATTGAAAAACCCGTATTGTTACCATTGAGATTTGTGATTCGCCCTTTCCAATAAACAGTGATTGGATAATCACTTGCCATATCCACAAATGGAGTGAGTGTTGCGGAATCCCTGTTGCGTGTGATTGGTGATGCACCTGTTGGAATGTATGATGAAACTGTTGATCCCGCC